GTAAGAAATTATTTACTTCGTCAAGCAAAAGAGTTTAGTGACGTTGATAATATAAAGTTTGAAAACTTGCTTTCATTGGAAGAATTTAGAATTGAGTTAGTCAATAGAGAGATTATCAAATTAGGCAAGTTGAATGTATTGCACGGTCATGAAATGGGAGAAAGTGTTTTTAGTCCCGTTAACCCAGCAAGAGGAATGTTCTTGAAAGCCAAGTCATCTACCATATTTGGACATAATCACCAAGTATCACACCACTCAGAAAACAACATAAACGGAGAATCTACAGGAGTTTGGTCAATGGGTTGCTTGTGTAGTTTGTCACCTGATTACAGACCTTATGCCTATACTAAATGGTCACACGGCTTCGCTTGTGTGGATGTGAACGAAGATTTGACCTTTCACGTCAATAACATGAAAATAATTGACGGCAAAATAATATGAGAGTAAAAGTAAACTTTGTGTTCCAAGAAGAAAACATTGATCCAATTTACAAAAAGTTGGGTTTAGAAATGGATGCAGACGCTTTTGAGATAGTAGAAGAAGGGTGGTTAAACCTAAATCACGTCATCGCTGCGTCAGAGTTTTATGAATTAACTCATGTATATTGCACAGGTGGTCACACTTTTTTAATAGATTTGTCGTTAACTGAATTTGAAGCACTATGGACGTAGTTAACAAACCTGCACACTATCAGGGTAAAGTAGAAGCCATAGATGCGATTGAATCAGCAATGACAAATGAAGCATTTAAAGGTTATGTACATGGCAACTGCATTAAGTATCTTATGCGGTATACTCGTAAAAATGGACAGGAAGATTTGCTCAAAGCACAATGGTATCTTAACAAACTCATCGAAATTAATGGCAAAAATAGAACTCTCTAACATCGACTATATCCTAAAGTGGGAAGGTGGTCTAAGTAAGCACAAAGCTGATACGGCATCACGTCACCCAGTTCCTGACGGAAGCGGATATCACACAAATCGCGGAATTACTTGGATGGTTTTTAAAAGTATCTTTGGCTCTACAAATGAGTCTATTGAATCTTTTTACAAGATGCCTAAAGACAAGTGGATTCAAGTTTATCAGAGATATTGGGATGGTTTAAACTGCACTAAAATCGAATCTCAGATTATAGCTGAATTTTGGGCAGACTTTGCTTGGGGTTCAGGCATAGGCGGTTCATCACGTCAGTTGCAGCGTTTTTTGAACTCTCACGGCTTTAATTTGAAAGTTGATGGTAAGATAGGGCAATTCACAATTAGTGCCTTAAATAGCCTTATTGAGCGTAATGGTGAGAAATGGGTTTTTGAATCTTGCTACTCTTGGAGAGTTCACTTTCTTCAAAGCCTGACTTCATTTAAAGATTTTGGCAAAGGTTGGATTAATAGATTACAAGACTTCTATATTTACGCACAACGTCAGTGGCAACCTTAGACGACATAGGGAAAAAGTTTAGCGACTTTAATCCTGCTGGTGACAAAGGGATTCAAGGCATACTCCAAAATTGGGGCAATGAACTTATTTCTAAATTTCGTGCTAATCTTCAAAAAAATAAATCTCTTGCATCACGCAGACTTTACTCAGAGATAGAGCCTGACATTTCACCAACTAAAACAGGCTATAGTCTGCAAATAAAAATGCTCGACTATTACAAGTGGGTTGAAGACGGTAGACCACCTACAAGAACAAATACGCCATCTAACCCAACGCTACAGAAATCTATTGAGCAATGGATCATAAATAAAGGAATCCAAACAAGGACTTCCAAAAATCAATCACGAGCAGCATCGGTTAAGAGCCTTGCTTATGTAATAGCAAGAAAGATTCATAGAAAAGGCACAAAGGCAAGACCTTTTATTTCTCCTGTTCTAACAGATAAAATGAAACAAACACTTGTTGATAGAATCGGTAGGTATATCGCTGACTCTTTAGCGTCATAGTTATGTCAATAAAGAAAAATATTTTTCTATTAATGAAATTTATTTTATCTTTGCTGCATGGAACTACAAGAAATCATAAATCTTATTAAAGTAAAAAGAAAGCACGGACTCGTGAAGCGAGTATCTGAGCAAACAGGCGTGTCTATGCCTACCGTTAGAAAGTATCTTGACGGTGACGTTATCAATCCAAAGGCTATGTTGGTTATTAAAACTGCATTAGAGGAGGTATCAAAATGAAAAAATTTATATTAACACTAAAACGCATCTTTTCTAAAGAAAAAGTTAACGGCACTGCTGAAAGCCAACCAACTTATTCAGAGGGAGACCTTGTTAACCTTGTTTGGATGATTGAAAAATTAAGACATCCAAGTAACAAATGCACCATGAACGAACTTTTAGAAGAAGTTAACAAACACTTTGATGGGTTAAAAGGTATAAGGGAGGTTTCAAGAGACGAAGACAGTAGTCCTTACGAGGTAACTTTTAGAGTTGACTTAGAGCATATCAAAGAACACGAACTATACAGAGTAATTCAAGAAATTTTATGAAAACATCAGAGAAAATAACTAACCTAACCAAAGCCTTGTTTTGCTTTCAGACCAAAGTATCAGCAGTTAAGAAATCTGCTGTTAATGGACATTTTAAAAAGAACTACGCTGATCTATCGGCTATTCTTGAAGTGATTAACCCTATTATGATAGAATGCGGTCTACTGGTTACACAACACCCAAACGAGGATAGTCTTGTGACTACCGTTTACCACGCTGAGAGTGGCGAATGGATGCAGAGTGAACAAGTTTTAAGAATGAAGGACTTGAATAATCCTCAGCAACAAGGATCTTCGTTGACCTATGCCCGTCGTTATGCTCTTGCGTCTATTTTTAATTTAAATCAAACCGATGACGATGGGAATACTGCAACAGGCTACCAAGTCAAAGCAGTAAAAGAGGAGATGACACCTAAGCATCCATTGTGGAAGAAAGCAGTTGACCATATCGCAAAAGGCGGTTCTATTTCTGACGTTACTGACAAGTACATTGTAAGTGCAGATAACATTGCAATTTTGACGGCTACTAAATGAATGATTGAAAATAATTGGAAATTATTATGAAAATTAAATTAACAAAAAAAGATTTAGAAAAACTTTACCAATATCCACCAAAAGAACGTGAAAAAGAAACAGCTTTTGAAAGAGCATATAGAATGGGTAGAAATTCATTAGTATTGGAACTAATTAGAATTGTTAAATAATGCAAATTACAATAACACAACAGGAAGAACTTTGGCAGGAGGCGAGACTATCTCGCTTCACTGCCTCTGAGATTCACAAGCTGATGGGAAGTTCTCGCAGCGGTGATACACTAAGCAAAACTGCTGAGACATTTGTCTATGAAAAAGCAGCAGAGATTCTAACCGGTCAAAGAAAGGCTATTTTCGGAGATGCCCTTGAATGGGGTAAGCAATACGAATCTGATGCCTTTAACCATTTCGCAAGAATTACATTTGATGAGTTTACCTACTACGGAGGTGAAACCTATGTATTCATCCCATACGGAGACAATAGCGGCTATTCTCCTGACGGTTTAAGCAAAGATGCTATCTTAGAAATTAAATGCCCTTATAACTCAGCAATTCACCTAAAAAACTTTACTATCTACGATGCCGATAGTTTAAAGACTTTGCATCCTGAGTATTACTGGCAAATGCAACTCGGAATGATTGCAGCGGATTTAGATAAAGGCTACTTTGTTTCCTACGATCCACGAATGCCACAAGGAAAACATATTCACGTTGCGGAAATAGAACGTCATTTAGTCCAAGACGAGATAGACGAGAAGCTAAATGCTGCTGCTGAGTTGTTGAATAATGTCATCAGATTGTAAGATATTGCAAAAATAATTGCAAAAAGAAAAAAATATTTTGCATATATGCTAAAAGGGTGTATTTTTGAATCATGATAAAAACAAGAAGCAACAAAACAACAAGAGTTTACACTGTTTGGATGAACGGTTTAAAGTACACGACAATGCCAATGTCAAAGGAAGAATTTACAGAGGCTGAATTTAACACATTGAACGACTGGAAGTCTTACTTTAAAAATAACTAAGATGACACAACACCACTATTTTCAAATCGTTTGTATTCTATTCTTTGCAATAGCGTACTTACTATGGTATCTTGCTATTAAGGTACAAGAGTTTAACCAAGAGCAAAAAGAAGCTGAACCATTTCAGGAGCAGGAAAGACCTTACGTTGATCCTGCTCACTTTAACGAGGTAATGAAGCACCAGGCTAAAGTTCGTAAAACAATGTACAGAGGAAAATTAAAACTATGATGACTGCCGTAGAATACTTATTTGACAAGTTAGTCAATACAGAGCCAACAAGAATGGAGTGCTTCCAATATCTAAAAGAGGCTAAAGAAATGGAAAAGAATCAA